AAGGTTTACTTGCAACGTTATTACCAGAAAAACCGCAAAGCCCGAATTGAAGTTGCCAGAAAATGGCAAGCGGCAAACCCAGAACGATATAAAGCTATCCTTCAACGTGCGTATGCTAAGCGCAAGGCCCGCAAATTTATTCCCGCATAACCCCATGAACATAATCCGACCCGATCGCCTCCCGACTCTCTGGTGGCTTAACCCCTGGTTGACTGTCCGCTATCTTCACCGGGCAGTCGGCGCCTTTAAGTCCTACTCCGACAAAGTTGACCGATGCGTCGACTTGCAACAGGCCGTCATCTCCGAACAGTCAAAGGAGATTAAGTATCTGCGTCAGCGCAACGATGACTTAAACGACGCCATCATCAAGGGTCACGCTATTAACCCCGACGCTCAAATCCATGAGTAATCAATTCAATCACGTTGATGGGATGCGCGCCTTGCTCTCCGAGGTTTTTGAGCTGAATGAACGGATCATGACTAACGACCTCGTTTCCGCTAAGTCCGTCATCGTTGGTAAGAATATGAAGAAGATAATGCTTCACTACCATGAGGCCATCGCCGAGGACGACGCAACCGACATCCATCTGCAAGCGTATGTCGCCTACGGTGGATGGATTGGCATCACCTTCTCTTACATTTTACCCGGTGGTTTCTGCGTGCAGGGGTCAACTGTTCCGAGACGCGTATGACCCGCCCCTTCTCTATCGTCGCCCTGTTTCTCCTCGGCTTCAACTCAGCTGCGGCCTCCGACGCTACCCTTCTCGAGGCCATCGCTCAGGTCGAGTCAGGCCAGAACCGCAAAGCCATCGGCAAGGCCGGTGAACGTGGGATGTATCAGATGGGTCGGGCCGCATGGGAGGATGCTAACTTTCGATTAGAGTCAGAAGGCCACTATCACTACCAGTGGTCGCAGTGGCGCAACGTCACCGCCCAGGACATGATCGCGGCGGCCCACCTCCGCATTCTCCGTCAGCGCTTCAAGGCCGACGGCTACTTGACCCCCACCCCTGAGCAGTTGGCCCTGGCTTGGAACCGTGGATATGAAGGCGCTAAGTCTTGGAACTTTGCCCCGAACGATTACGCAATCCGCGTCGCCAATCTTTTCCGCTTGTCCCAGCGTGGGAAATGACAAGGGTCTTGCCCATGCACTTGCTCGTAGCGATAGACCCTGGCGTAAACGGTGGCATCGTCTGGTCGTTTGAAGGTGATCCTGTCGAGTGTGCTAAGATGCCCGGTACCGATGTCGAAGTCTGCCAACTCCTCGCCGACTTAACCTGCAAGGCCAAGGACGTAAGCCTGTACCTTGAGGAACCTCCTCTCTTCGCCGGCAAGAACATCCCCGGCTCGGCCATCGGCAAACTGATGTGGAATACTGGCGTACTCTACGGCGCCGCCGTCGCTATGGGTTGGAAGATTCACCGCATCCGTCCAGCTATCTGGCAGAAGACGCACACCTGCGGCACTAAGGGCGAACTGACCACGACCCAGTGGAAGAACAAGCTTAAGGCCCGCGCTGCCGAACTCTTCCCGAACATCGACGTCACCCTCTGGAACGCCGACGCGCTCCTAATCTTTGACTCCGCCCGCCGCGGCGTCATTAACTAAGTTTACATAACTCGGCCAAACCCTACCTTTTGTAAACTCTCCCTCTCCAATGAAGAAAGACACCAAACTCCCAACCGAGTACCGCATCATCGCCGACTCGTCCTACATCGTATTACCCGATCAGAAGGTCGCCCGCCTCCTGACCCCGACCGTCCGCAACGGCGTGACGTACTACAACCTCTTCGTCCCGGACTACACCCGGATGTCCCTGGCTGACATTGAGGCCACTATCAAGGCCGGTGAAGTCACCAAGTCTGCCGAATCCAAATAATTTACCACCATGAGCACCACGCCCTCCAAATCCCCCACCGCTGACCTAGTCGCCGCTCTCGCTGAGCTCGACAACGTCAAGGCCAACAAAGTCGTTAAGGCTAATTTCACCGCCAAATACGTGTCCCTCGACGCGCTGCTTGACGCCGTGAAGCCTATCCTTTTCAAACACAACCTCGCCCTGATCCAGACTCTCGTCAGTCAGGAAGGAAAAATTGGTGTCTCGACCGCCTTCCTCCACGCGTGCGGCGAACGCTTTGAGTTCGGCACTCTTCTGATGAAGGCCGATGCCCTCACCGCCCAGCAGGTCGGCGGTTTAATTACCTATGCTCGACGGATGTCAGTCAGTACTTCATGCGGCATTAGTGTCGACCTAGATGACAATGGCTCAGAGGCCTCTGGATTCCGCTCTGCGGTCGTTACAAGCGTTGCCCCTAGCTTTCGTGCTACGGCCTCCAACCAGACTGTCCTAACCCACCCATCCACCCCTCGCCCCCTGACCAAATGAGCCAACCTGATCCCTTCGCTTTCTTCAACGACGCCGTCAAGGCCGCCAACGCTCAGAACGAACTCCTCGCCGCTCAGGCCCGCATCAAGCAGCTGGAGCAATACCTCGAAGGTATGCGTGAGGCTGGCGACGCCATTTGGTACTGCGTCCGACACGCACATACTACCGGACCCTCCGAACTTATCGAGGCCGTCGAAAGATGGCAAGTAGCCCGCAACAATGCCTGACTTACCCGCCGGCATCGAGCGCATCGCTAAGACCGTTGCCGGACAATATGCCCTGCTCATACTCCTTGATGGTTACCCCTACGTTGAGATGAGCGCCCGCAAGCACGCCGACTATCTCTCGGACCTTGGGATGTGGAAGCGCAAGACGCACCCATCCCTTGCCCGATCACAAGTCCGCTTTTTCACACTTGCCCCTTCGGGCGAGATAAAGGAACTTACTTTTAACCGATGACCAACCGCGAATCCATCAAGCGCCTCGTGGAAAATATCACGGGCTCGTTAGCCACCGTTCAGCACATCGCCGGACGTTATGAACAACACGACGCCGACATCCTAACGCTGTCGGATTTAAACCGTTCGGCCATCACTGAGTTGCAGGTATTTACCGATCACATCGAGACGGCTGACGAAGCCGCTCAGGTTAAACCTCTCCATGACCGGATACACGTCATCGCCGTGCAGTTACGTGTCCTACGCAATACGCTCGAAATTATGGAGAACGCCGCTGAGGCCGCGCTCGAAGATGTCCGCCGTATTTCCGCCAGCGTTGAGGAAGCCGTCCCCGAAGACGACGCCCTTTAATTTCCACCAACCCAATAACAAACCACACCACACCATGCGTATCCCACCCGAACCCATCACCCATCGCGTCCTCTATGACGGCATCCAGGCGCTCAACTACAGTGGCTCCAAAGAGCTGCTCAAGTCACCGGCCCACTACCAAGCCTACCTCAATCAGGAGCGCGAGGATACCAAGGCCCTGCGTATGGGCTCGCTCATTCACTGCGCCGTGCTCCAGCCTGAACTCTTGAATGAGAAGTTCGTCACGGCCCCCGAGGTCGACCGCCGCACCAAGGACGGCAAGGCCACCTACGAATCCTTCCAGTCCAGCCTCAAGCCCGGTATGACTGTCGTCAGCGCCGAGGAGTCTTGCGAGTGCCACATCATCGCGTCAGCCGCCAAGCACGCGCTCGAGCGTATGGAGGTCACCTTTGAGATGACCGAGTTCATGTTCACGACCGATCACTGCGGCGTGCAGCTGAAATGTGCAATCGACGGCGTCGGTTCCGATGGCTACCTGTACGACCTGAAGACCACCGAGGACGCGTCCCCTGCTGGCATCCTGAAGTCTATCCGGGCTTACCGCTACAACCTACAGGCCTACTTCTACCGCCTGTGCTTTGAGACGGCCTTTGAGCGCCGCGTGCTTGGCTTCCGCTTCCTCTTCGTTGAGAAGGCCCCGCCCTACGCCACCGCATGGGTGGAGATTGGCCCTGAGCTGATGTCCTACGCTGTGTCCGACTTCGAGAAGGCGCTGGCCCTGTACCGCGAGTGTACGACCCTCGGCGAGTGGCCTGCCTACGGTGACGAAGTCCAGGTCATCGACATTAAGGGCCCGTCCACCTCCACCGCCATCACCTTTGCCTAATCCTATGACCACCGAAAATAACGACCGCCCCGCCCTCACCTCCATCTCGACCAATGGCACTTACAAGCTAAAGCTCATCAAGCCCAAGTTTGAGAAGGTCAAAGTATGGGAGGACGGCACCTGCTCCGCCCGCCTCTTCTTCGTCGACCATAATGGCTTCTGCCTGTCGAAGAACTTTTCCACCAAGTACGGCAAGGCGCTCGCTATGCTCGTCGGCAAATACTCCAGCAAGTTCACCGAGGAGATCAGGCTAGACGCTACGGCTGCCGAGTACCTCCAGTACCTCGAGCCCGCCTGCGGCCAGACCATCCTCGTCGGCGTAGAGTGTGAGCCGAACGGTGAGTATAACGGCAAGCCTCAGTTTAAATATAAGATGACCTACCCGAAGGGCTCGCAAAAGCCGGTGGTGAAAGACGCCCTGCCAGATAACCCTCCCTTCTAAGGCCATGACCGACGAAGCACCGTTGCCGATGTCCGCCCCAACGCTCGTCCTGATCAGTGGCTTCGCTAGGGCGGGGAAGGACACCCTGGCTACAGGTCTGCTCGAATGGTCGACCCGGGCCGCTGAGCACATCAACTTTGCCGACGCGCTCAAGGAGGCCGGCAATCACTACATGGATTATCTTGGGCTCGATGGCAACTTCCTGAACGAGGACTTCAAGGTCGAGAACCGCGATGCCCTGGTGCACATGGGTCGCTTCGCACGGCGCTTAGATAAGGACGTATTCGCCCGACACTTAGCCAACTGGTGCCCGGTGATGAAGCACCCTGACTCGCCATCCCCCGAAACGGTGGTGACTAGCGATTGGCGCTACATCAATGAGCTGCGGGTGTGTCAGGACATCCTTTGGGAGAAGGGCTGGAAGGTCCGCACGGTCTACGTCTCGACCACTGGCGTCTGCCCGGCGAACGACGAAGAGCTCGACAGCATCGCCGAGATACGCGCCAGTCATTCGTTTGACCAGGAGTATATCTTTAAGCCAAACGCTCGTCAGCAAATCATGAACGAAGGCCGCCTACTTGCAAAGTCATGGAGACTCTAACCCTCGAGACGCTGGCATGGGCTCGCAAGGTCGGCCTGCCTCCTGATCGCGTCGCTTTCCTGCTGGCCTGCCCTAAGTACACCGTGAGCAAGGGTCACCGCAAGTCGGACCGCGTCATCACTGACAACCCGAACCATCACCTGCAACGCCTGGGCGACTGCTACTGGTTCCGCCTACGTCGTCGCGGCACGGACATCGTCGAGAACATCGGCCACGACCTACTGACCGCCCGCAAGCGCCGTGACGAGATGCTCGCGGCCTTTGACTCCGGCAATGCCATCCCTCACGTTAACGCTAAATGAGCACCCCGACCCGCTTTGTTGCCGCCGGTGATAACCACGGTGACATGGCTGACCCGGAAGCCCTCGACGCCCTACGCGAGTTCTGCGACGACTATAAGCCGACGGTACGCGTTCACCTTGGGGACTGCTTTGACTTTCGATCGCTCCGTCGCGGCGTCGGTACGGATGCCGAGAGCGCTGAAAGCCTTAAGGCCGACATCGATGGCGGCATCGAGTTCCTCCGTAGCTTTAAGCCGACCGTCTACCTATGGGGCAACCATGAAGCCCGCCTTGACTCCCTCATTGCAAACTCTGGCTCGGCTATTGTCCGCGATTATTGCACCGACGTTAAGACCGCCATCAACTCAGCTGCCAAGCAAGCCGGTGCTAAGACCATCCTGCCCTATCACGCTGAGAAGGGTGTCTATCGTCTCGGCCCGGTGGCCTTCATTCATGGCTACGCCTACGGCGTGAACGCCACATCGCTCCAGGGAAGCCATTACGCTTCAACAGGTGGTGGAGTTATTCACGGACATACGCACACTCTCCAACAAGTAAACCTAACCAAGCATGGAGGTGGTGCTGCGTTCTCCGCTGGCTGTCTATGCCTTAAGGACGCAATGGCCTACGCCTCTCAACGCTTGGCGACGAGCCGGTGGGGTTCAGGGTTTGCAGCTGGATGGGTCGACGGCCAAGACTGGAAGGTCTGGCTAGTGCACAAGGTCGGTAGAAGTTGGATTTGGCAGACCGACCTCAAGGTCTACACCCCTAAAAAGCGATGAGTAAAAAAGGACAGAAGCTTCTCTACACGCGTGTCGGCACTGACCCGGTGCTCAAGGCCGTCATGGCAGACATCCATATGCAAGCCGTCCAAGCCGACAAAGGCTTCCTGACTCGCGAGCAGTGGGCCACTAAGTGGAACTTATCCGCAAATCATCAGGCGTCAGTGTATGTCGACCGGGCAGTTAAGATTGGCATACTCGTTAAGAAACGCTTCCGCGTCATCACCAAAGGCCGGATGCGCCTACTCGACCACTTCGGCCCGCCGCCTCCTGCAACTAAACGCAAAGCAGATTGACCAAGGGCACCCACGCCCGCAAACCCCATCCTCTTCTTCCATGACTCCTCCGAACAACGTGCCGGCGGAACGCCACCTCCTCGGCGTTCTTCTCCTTAAAAACCTTCCCTTCCCGGTAAACCTTAAGCCCTCTGACTTCTTTGAGCCAAAGCATCAAGACGTTGCCGGCGCAATTCTCTACCTTCAGTCAGATGGTAAGGCCGCCGACGAAGCAACGGTGCCAGCGTATCTTCACTCGGCAGGCTCATCGGTAGACTATTCCTTTATTAATGACCTGACGGCTGACGCTGCCTTTAAGGAATTGCGTCAAGAGCACATTGACATGATTGCCGACGCGGCCTTCATGCGTGAGGCTTCCCTCATCGCATCTAAAGTCACTGATCCTGATGCCCTCATTGACCACTATGCTCGTCTTGCCGATAAGCGCAAGAGCCTGGGCAATAGGCAAGCCGCGCAGCAGATGCGGATTGATGACCTTATGGCCTTTGACCGCAAGGCCGACCCAACAAACATCTTAGGCAATCGCTGGCTATGCCGCGGCGGTTCCCTGGTCATGGCTGGTCAGGCTGGCACCGGCAAGTCGGCCCTGATGATGCAGGCCGCTATCAACTGGACCCTCGGGCAGGACTTCTTTGGCATTAAGACTAACGACGGGATGAAGATGCGCACGCTAGTCATCCAAGCCGAGAACGATGCCGGAGACGTTGCCGAGTCCATGCAGGATCAGATTAAAGGACTTGGCCTATCCGAGTTTCAGAAGGATGACCTTAAAGACAGGATGTTTATCTACCGCGAGAGCGTCGCAACTGGCAAGGAGTTCGGCGACGTCCTCCGCAAGCTCGTCATCCAGCACCAAGCGACGATTTGTTTCGTCGACCCCCTCATGGCATTTGTTGGCGCGGACATCTCGGAGACCGCAGAGGCCGCCAAGTTCCTACGCCACATCATTCAGCCCATCCTCAACGAGACGGGTGTCATCGTCGTCTTCATGCACCACACCGGGAAGCCGAAGTCGTCCAAGGACAAGGAAGGCCAGACGGCTGCTGACCTCGCATATCAGCTTTTCGGGAGTTCAGAGGTCACTAACTGGGCCCGGGAAATCGCCTGCCTTCAGCGCTGCCCAGGGGAAGAGCAGATCTACCGCTTTGGCCTGACCAAGCGCCGTATGCGTGCCGGCATGACTGACGGCTTCAAAGGTTGCGGGGAAATATACATTCGCCACTCCCCTAACCGCGATGAAATCCGCTGGGTGCGCTCTCAGCCTCCCGTAGTCGACTCTGGGGAGGGCTATTAGACCACTCTCCGTGGCTTCCTACGCCCCTTGCAGGGCTAGGTGGCTACCACCCCCGCCACTATGCACATAACAACCCATTTTAGCTCACCCATGCTACCCTACACAAAACCGACGACAAAACCGACGACAAATCCATGTCTCTCTTGCAGTCCATGTCTTCTACATGGACATGCAATGAGAGAGGGAGGGAAGAATACGGCTCGCCTTGACGGCGGCCTATCCCCCTCCCCTCGAGATACAAAATACAGCTGACGCATATGGCACACTACCGGAAGAAACGCACCCCTGCCCAAGTCGCGGCCGACAAGGTACGCTACGAGATCGCAAGAAACAACCGCATCGAAGAGCTGAAGACTTATGCCAAGCAATGGAAAGACCCAGCCCTTAAGCCCGTAATGCAAGCCCGGGCAGCCGTAGGCCGTAAATCTATTGCCGAGCGCAAGACCATCGTCGTTCAATCCTTGCAACGATTCCTTCAGCGACAGGATGAGGCTAACACCAGGCTAAGATGGGTTCAGGTCATCCAAGCCGGCGAGACTCAGATCATGACGATAATCCGTCAAGCGTGCCGCGGCCAATCAACCAAGCTGCGCGCTAAGTCTTCCGATCATCTTTTCCGCACAATGGTCAGGGAGGGTATGTTTAGGCTAAACCTCAGCACCGGGCTTTGGGAGAACCGATGCAAGGCCCTATGATTGTTTGCAACTTGCCCCGCAACGTTGCGTCAGATGATTGTCACGACAAGGATGAGTCACAACCGCAAGGCGACAGTCAACGACCTGACAGCCCCACACGCTGAAGCTAAGTCGTTCGACTCGTGGTTCTTTGCTCAGCCTAAGAAAGTCCAAGAGAAGATGAGGGAGTCCGGCGTGCTTCCCTACCGCGAGATGGTGCAGAGTAGATGGGTATACAACATCGACCCTAACCATCCATCGTGGTCGACGGACAGGGATAAGACCAGGAGCATGAGCATGGATGAGATGAACATACGCACGGAAGTCGACGCGTTCATATCTCGCGATCATGTCGGCGTCATGCTTAAGGCTTTCATGGATGCCATCTCTCAGTCGGACTCGATGCCGTTCCGTCGTCACGTCGAGCTGATCAGGTGGGCGCTGTCACTCCCTGGCTGTCTCGACTCACGCACCATTGCCGGGATGTATGGACGCTCGCACATCTGGGCGCAGAAACGTGCGCGTCAGATACGCTCGACGGTAAACGGTGACGCGTGCGGATTGTTTCCGCATATCAATTCACGCAGGGATAAGCACAAATCCCCCACTCACCACCCACGTACGCCCCACAAATGAGCCAATACACCCCCATAAGGAGTCTCCTAGCCCCACCCACGCCCCAAGCGTGGCCCGACAC